GTTGATGCCACGGATTCTGCCTGCGTTGATACCGATGCCCGCCCTTTGTGCAACATATCTGCCGATAGCCATATCAGAACTAAAGATGCTATCGAGGGTGTCATCAGAATCAACAAGAACACAGCTAGCAAATTGTCGAAGTGGAGTTCGCACTCCTGCCATGATAGGTGTGGGAATGTTGATTTTGTGCTTGCTGATTGCGTCGTAGTATCTTCGGACATATTCGAGTCTCGTGGCGAGTGGATATTCAGCGAAGAGAGTTAGTGCAATCAACATGTACATGTACTGTGGGGTCTCATAGACCTCACCAGAACTACGGTCCTGTACCAGATACTTGTCAACTACTTGGCGAAGACCAGCATAGGTGAACAAGTAGTCACGGTCATGGTCAACCCAAGAGTTAACCTTAACCCATTCTTCATCGCTATACTTATCTAGGATTTCTTCATCGTAGACTTTATTAACTGTAGCATTGTAAGCAGCTACATCAAACACCGAAGGCATACCTTCCTTCCAGATGTTCTTGTGGAATGCTTCCTTGCGTGTAGTGGCGAGGAGAAGACGAGCAGCAACGAACTGATAGTTGGGGTGGTCCAGGTCAATCAGATCGCTTGCAGAACGAATGAGGATCTCCTGAATCTGTTCTGTGGTGATGCCATCAAAGAACTGGATACCAGAGTTCATCTCCACCTGACTAGCAGACACTCCACCGAGACCCTTACATGCCTCTTCTACCATCTTGTGGATCTTATCTAGGTTCAGGGATTCGACAGACCCGTCACGCTTTTTTACGTTGATGCTCATACTTTCTTCCATGTGTTCAGTTTAAGTTTCGCTTCCAGACCACGGTAGGTATTAGATTCTACCATAGTTTGCACGTCATGTCCAGCAAGGTACATGTCGTTGATGTCTTTTTGTTTAACAGATGTTGGCCAGATAACTACGGAGTCGCCTCTATCGATTGAATTGCCGATTCGCTGGACGATTTGTGGGTTGCGGGGTTCATTATCATAGACATAGCAGCAATCGTCAAGAGTCCCATCAGGGACATGAACGTCACTTCCACACATAGCAATCGAATTGCGAAGGAACGTGCTGTCGAAGGGTCCTTCTGTGATGTATACTCTTTCATTAAAATTGATTCTGTCAAGACCGAAAATTTTAGGTTGCGATTCGTCAAGTATGATAGTAATGTATCGCAACTTGGTTCTAGGTGAGAGTGACCTTCCTTGGAAACCAAACATTACTTTGTCTGCTGTGTATAGTGGCAGAATAATACGTGGACCATCGCCTCTCATATCATCGAACGTAGGCGTTTGTTCGTTAGTCCACTCCTTAAATTTAGGTGCGTATAAGAAGTAATCGAGATCTTTAATTTTTCGTTGCTCTAGATATTGCCTCGCTGGGTGAGAGTTATTTAGCTCGGAAATCTTCTGTAAACCAGTAGATGTTTTGAAGACTGGTTTTTTGAAATTAAACTTTGGTTGGGGTGTCTGTGTACCCTTACCCGTCAGTCCATCACGGTATCTCTCCATAACATACTGACTGTGTAAGTTTGGATCCTGATCCTTCAGGAAGTTAGTAAACGTCCTGCCCACACCACAGTTGTGGCACTTATACACATAGTCATTCTTCACACGGAAGATGTACCCACGCGCTAGGCTCTTCTTCTTTTTACTGTCACCACAATAGGGACACCTGAAGTTATACAGGTGCTCCTTCTTCTTGGTAAATCTCTGGAGTTGAGGACTAACTAAACTGACGTACTTGCTGTCCAGGTAGCTCATCAACCATACCAATTATTCCTGTGCCTATCATAGCACTATTAGTATTGGAGGTCAAGGGTCTTAACATAGGTGTGACCACCTGTGCTACTGCCACAAGAGTTGCGAGCACAGCACCTGCACCTACTACAAACTTCTGATTTGAGTCTACCTTCTTTTGTATTCTATCAATCCTTTCATGTAGGATCTGATGATTCTTTTCTCCCTGTTCCCTTAACTCATCAATCATCTTGATGATAAGGTTATCAGTTCTCTCGCTCTCGTCTAGTCTATTCTCATGACGTTCGAGAATGATAGCAATCTTGTTACTGTTGTCAGAGATAGTACCTACAGCTCTCTCAAGTTTATCCAACATTTCCTTGGATAAATCTTCGTAGATAGATAGCTTTGACTCTAGAACAGCGAGTTTACCTAACCCAAATGCCATTGACCTTAACTTCAGACGTTGCGGATAGCAAAGTCAAGAGCAGACTGATAGGTAGCAGCATCTTTGTTCAGCATGTAGCGGAACTGGGTCTGTTGCTCGTCAGGCAGCTGTGCATAGCAAGCAGCGATACGCTTCGCTGAAAAATTGTCCAGGTTCTGTTCAGATCCATCGCCAAATGTAATCTTGGCAAAGGACGATTCGCCCGAAGGATTGAGTTCGGAGGTTGCAACCTGTAGTGCAACGTCCAGGGCGTCTTGTTGTGCAGTGTTTTCAGTAATCATGTTAGTAGTCACTTCAGTTTCTTCTTTCTTAAGTTTCTTGGTTTGATCAGATGCTTTCTTCTTAAAGTCCTGCATACGTGCCTTCATTAGCACATCCATTTCTTTAGTCTTGGACTGCATCTTTTTCTTTGCTTCGTCACGCTTCTTCTGCAGATCTTTAGCACGGTTCAGTTTTTTCATCTGACCGATCTGCTTCTGTGCTCTCTCGGTTTCCGAGGGCACTGCTTCAGAAATAGTTTGGGATTCTAATTCTTCTTTCATTTTCTTACGTGACTGTATACGAGAGAGCATTGACTTTGCACCTTTGGTGCGACCGTCTACCTTATCTTGATTTGCTTTCTTATATCTACGATGAGACTTTGGATTAACAAAGACGAACGCAGGTGGCATCTGCAAAGCAGCGCCGTTGCCTGCCATCATTTCATTCACAGTAGATTTAGATTCTTCAGACATTCTTGATCAACGTCGGTGTTGAGTGATTCAGGTAAACGATTGAGGACCAACATGAATGCTTTCAATGTGGACCAGTGTCTCGCCTCTATCTTATAAAACAATAGAGGCGTTGCGGCATCGTCAAATACATTGTACATGACGATAATGTGGTTTAGGATGAGATGAACCTTCAACTCACCGTGCATTTCATAACGACGAAATAAACGTTTAACGCACTTAATCTTATTTAGATCTTTTTTAAAGTCGTCAAACGTAACCGAGTTCGGGTTATTATAATTACGTATAGCAAACATCAACCAGTTATCCTGGTTCAACTCATCGAACTTCATTTACATCAGGAAGCAGTGGTTAGAACTGCAGTTGCGGATGTGAGTTCTGCACCACCATTGGTGGAGTTAAGTTTAACTCTGTAAGATCCAGCATGATCTGCGTCAGCATAAGATGCAATAGCGTAGGATGCACTAGTTGCACCAGAGATATTCTGCCAGCGACCTGCTGCAGATAGTTTCTGCCACTGATAGGTAAGAACAGAAGCGTCACCAGGAGGTGTAGCAGTACCAACAACCGAGAGGGTGTGAGCATCACCAACAGTAACTTCAGCAGTTGCAGGTTGTGTACCAATCGCAAGTGTTACAGACTCGTCTGCTGCGTATGCGTCATCTGCCTGGGTCTCATCCGCATTCGCTTCAGGACCAGCGATGGTTACCAGCATCTCTGCCTTATGACGGGTATTGCCTTCGCAGTCAGTGAAGGTATAGTAAGACCACCAACCAGGAGCATTCAAACCACGCGCTTTGTTTTCAGCGAGTGCTGCTTCTGTGTCGTCGATGAATAGAATTTGCTTTGCTTGGGACGATGGCGATACTCCAATACCTGCTTTGGTCTTGTTAGCATTGCTGTCCGTCTTTCCGTATAAGGACATGGGTTCAAGTTGCTATGTTTAGTCTGAATATATTTATAAAAAAAGGGAGAGGCACACTGCCTCCCCCTAGTATCCATCACTCTTCGCGAGCTTTAATTGCTGCAGTAACTGCTTCTAGAAGCTGATCATCCATGTCAGTCTTGGTTAGTTTGACTGCTTTACCTAGGATAACTAGGCAGATATCGATCAACTTTTCTCCGAGCTCTTCGTTCTCGGGAATCTTTGCGACAGCATCAGTGATAATCTTTGATGCTAATGGGAGTAAGAATGCGAGCATGATTTTAGGGGCATAGTATACCCAGCTATTTAGTCTGCCTTCTTCTGACTCTTCATTGCCTTAAGAATGTACTTCTTATTTTTCTTGCTGTGCTCCTTGTCTTCAGCAGCGCCGTCTTTAATTTCAGGCATCACTTCGACAGTAGCACCCTTCACTTTTTTTCTTCTTCGATCTCCTTACGAAGTTCTGCCTGCTCCTTCATCTTCTTCTTGGTGTTGATGATCTTGGAGACCTTCTTGCGACGTGCTAGAAGATACTTGTCAGACTTATCATGATCGCCATCGTTGTCGATGTCCTTGTCTTCCTTACCTACGGGATCAAGTTTCTTTTCACCAAGCACTTGACCTTCGGGTTCGTAACCTGCCTTGACACAGTTGTCAACAGTCTTGCCACCCTTTTTCTTGGTGCCCATCTGCTTATAACCTTTCCAGCATGCCTTGCCGTCAAGTCCTTTCTTCTTCTCTGCTTCAAAGATGTATGTCTCGCCGTTAAGTTCAAACTCAACAGTTTCCTTCTTCATATCATCCTTATCTTTCTTCTCACACTTGGAGCACCCTTTTCCTCCACAATAAGAGCAGGTTTCCTCGCGGGCAACCACCTTCGTGGTGTCTTTAATTTCCGCTCCGTGAGACTGTTTGACACCACTGCCAGTACGTAGATCGGTAGCAGGATCAGGAGCACCTGCATTTGCTTTAGGGTCCTTCGTTGCAAAGTCATCTTCACCACCTTTCTTCTGAAGTTCGGGGATTGAAGTAGATGCGTCAGCACCACCAGCAGGACCAGGAGCTCCTAGTTCTTTCTTCTCTGGTGCAGGGATAGCAGTTGCTTCCTCTAGTGTAGACTGTTGGAATCCTGCTCCACCCATCCACTTTGTATAAGAATCCATAAGTGCCTCTGAATAGGCATCATTATGCTGCACACTATTGACTGGTTTCTGTCTTTCCATTGTTGAAGATACTGCTTTTCCTTTCTTTATTTATCGTATCAACTACTTGCAAAGCACGGATGTCTTTCACCCAAGCTCTAAACATCTCACCAGACTCGGTGATTGCGATGACATAGTTGACACCTGACCTATGTATAACACCTTTCTGACCAGTCAGAGCATTGAATATAACATCGCCTTCAGCAAACGTGTCCGTCTGTCTATGCTGCTGACGGACTGCCTGCTCACGTAACTTTTTGAAGTCCTTCATTTAAAATTAGATGGTAGTGCTTTCTTGATCTCCATCATCATCGCCATACAATCTTTATCATTCAATGCTCTGGGTATACCAGATCTAAATGTTTTGAAGTCGCCAGCAAATGCTGCTCGTCGCATCTTCGTTCCTGAAATAGCAAAGGTATCTCCATCAGCATCTCTGCTACCAGAAGACTTGATCTCAATCTTACGGAAAGAAAATTCTGTTCCGTTATATTTATGGAGGAACTGCATGGCGCTCACCCTATCAGAACCTACAAGGAATACTGCCTCATTATACCCTGCCATCATAAGGTCCTGTAAGATCTCCACGGGTTGTTTAGGACCCGAAAAGATTTTACCCTTATGTTCTGGGAACATCTTCTCCATGTAGAATAGTTTACGATCAGGTGCGAGGGGATTCTTTCCTTTAGCGTCGTGGGATTGAGAAATATAAATGCGATAATCATGTCGTCCTGCGGCACGTTTCACTCCGTCAAAGTTATCTTTATGTCCTGTAGTAGGTGGTTGGAATCTGCCAAACGTAAAGTAGCAGGTCTTACAGTTTAACGCCATTGCTTTTGTATCGTGAAGTTGTTGAATGCAAACTCAAAGCGATTGACAAACTTAATCATGCTGCCATCCTTATGCATAACATATCCTTCAGGTGTCGTCACCTTATATCCATTATCTGTCTGGACAAAAGTTCTGAACTCTTCTAGGTGATCCAGTTTATCTATAACCATTTGCTTAAGATCTTGAATCTCTTTGTAAAGAGCAATCATAGTCTTAAACTTATAGACATTATCTAGGAGGTAGTTCTCACTATTATATACCAGCGCACACTTCTTGGTTCTATTAGCAACTGTCTTGATCTTTGCCAACTCCTTCTGCATCTTCTCATCGTAGAAGTTTACCAGGGCATGGATCGTTTCGTCCACGTTCGTAATTTGTGTCCCAGTTCTAACCTCGGAGTTGAAAAATTGTTTGATGTAGGTAGAGATGTGAAATTTTTTATCACCAGTATTACCCATATTGGAAACAAGATCGTCAAGAAATACACCAACAAGTGAACACATGCGTTCGATTTTTTGTACATGATTGTCAAACTGACGGAGTTCTGCTGCACTAAAACCTACCCTGTGCATGGGCGTATCGTTTTTAATAACTAAAGCATCTCTAGACCCAGTAACATCAGCACCAGCACGAGCTTGCATGTCTGCGAGATCATCACCAGTGTAATGTGTGTGGAATACCACTCCAATTTTAGATTGTCGCGCAGCGACACCAAGAGGATGGTCTACTGGTATACCATATGTAATTGTATTAGGTCTGAAAGTGTAGAGCCTTTCGCCATTAACAGTCTCTGTTTTCAGGTCACTGGTGTACAACAGGTCTCCCTGCACAACTCCTTCGATACCTAGTTTACTAAAGTATTCCAGAGAGAACTTAAGTTTCTCTGCCAAGTCACCTGTATAGTAAGTGTCTACATCACCAGGCAAGAAGCATAGTTTTGGTTCTGTCTTGTTGAACACAGATTTAGTGCCAACAAAAAATCTTTTTGTGTATGGATGTACACCACAGATAACTGATGGAGCACCATCCCACTTGGTTTGCATAAAACCTTGAGAGTCCTGATGACCCAGCATCTTACGAAGTTCCTTTAGGAAAGCAACTGCTGCGGTACATCCGTCTGTACCGTAGTTTAGCATTTCATCTTCTAGATGTTCTAGATGTTTTAATTGCTTAATGTTTGCCATTACTTCTTATAGTAATCCCCATTCGTGTGTGTTGGAAATGTTTCTCCACCACTCTTTGATCTGATGTTAAATTTGAACTCGTAGTTCTTTGTTTCAAATAGGATATCAACTCGCTTGCCCTTACCGTTGACACCACCATAGTGAATCTCAATATCATTGCCAAGAAGAGCAGCAGAATTTGCCATGTATCTCCTATCAACTTCATAGCAATGTAAATCTGTGCCCGTGTAATGGACCATCCAATATCCATAACCTACACCAGATGCAATGAGTCTCTTCAATGCTCTGACACCAGAGGGTTTTAAACTTATCGTCCTTCGGTGGTTATCTACTGTCGCTCTGCTGGCATCCTTGCCAATATAATCTCTGAATACTGTCTTGAAATCGTCAGCATCAATACCAAACATGTTCAGGTATGCCATACCTGCTGCTGGAATCTCTCCTGTCTTGAAAGAACTGGTGGGGAACAGTGATAGGTTATCTTTACCACCACCTCGGACACCACAGTTAAAGAAAGACAGTGTATCACCCATCTTGACTGACAGATAAACTTCCTTTGTTGGTTTACCTTTCGCTGGTCCAAACAAAAGTGTAATATCAGTCAGTGTTTTACCCATATCCAGGGTAGTAGAACCACCAGCAGAGATGTAGATATCATTCGCACCTCTCATTTTCAGTGGTCTAGAACTATTGTCACCACCAGCGTGTTTAGCACCCTTATATGTGAGCTTCGTTGCCTTGGTTATCTTCTCAATGATCTGTTTAGCATGCTCTGGGTAAGGACCACCCCCTTCAAAAAAGTGCTCGCAACTAGTGAAGAGATCTTTCTCGTAATCATTACCTTTATTTGTTTTACCACCCTTCTTACCTTGACCACCAAATTCTGCTGTCTTTACTAGGTCTTGGAAGTCAAAGGTAGCGGTGAGTGGTGTACCACTGACGCCACCATACACTTCAATGTTTGCCTTGCCACGAAGACCACCATTGTTTGCCAGTGACAAAATGTCAGAGTGCAGATACCTCTGTATCATAGCATCTCGTAGGTGTTCAGTATCGTATGTAAACTCACTGCCATCCTTGAAAGTGATTATGACCTCATAGATTTCAAGGTCACCCATGTTATCTGCAAGCAAAAACCTACCACCCGAAGCGATCTTCTTGATCATCTTGGTGATACGCATGTCATACTCTTTGCCGTTACGGCAGAGATCTGCTAACTTCATACGAAAAAACCTCCCCTAGTATTTAGAGGAGGTTTAAGATCAGGCAGATTCTTTACCAAGATATTTGTTGTCAAGAGTATAGTTATGCTTGTGCTCTTTAGTAAGAAGGTAGTATCCGATGATGTTACTACCATCATCACGCCACCCATACCCGATCAGTGCTTCTTTGATTCCATTCCAATCGGGTGTCTTGTCAGTATGCAGATAGTGGTTGAACTTTTCATGCAGATTGATCATAGGGTGGATGCGTCTGTATGTATTTTATCAGGAAACTCGCACAAAACTAGGTCTCTTTATAAATTCTTCAGGATCAACGATCATCCTCGGCACGGTGCTCGGAATAGTAGATGTCAAACTGTCCACCAGGATACCGTTTCTCCAGTTTCTTGACGTTGGTCTCGATCACTTCCTCAAAAGAGACCCCAAGTGCCTGGGTTGCTTGAGCAACATACCATAGCAGGTCACCCAGTTCAATGATCATGTGCTCTCGGTTGTCCTCGTTAAAAGGTTTACCTTGGAACACCATCTTCTTAATGATCTCCAAGAACTCACCACCTTCAGCATTGATCCCAACACCAGCAGTAAGAAGACGCTCAATGTTGGCACCCTTTCTATCAAGTTCAACAATGCGGTCAGCAAAGTCAACAAAGTTTGTTGAAGCATCGGACGTAACACCCGATACAAACTTTTCATAGCGTGAGAAATTGATTGTCATGTTAGATTACGAATTCAGAAAATTTGTCTAGTCTAGATTGCCTGTTAGAAATGTCGTCAAGGCGGTCGAAGGTCTCCTCTTCAGGAGCATCGGAAGCGGTGAGTTCTCCTTCCGAGTCATCAACATTATACAACTTCATCTTCGCCCTGTCAATCCCCACCGTGAAACGACGGAAATACGTGAGGTCATTGTATCGATTCTTAAGTTGCTTAACCATGATGCGACCTGACTGCTCAAGTTCTTCAGTAGAAATAAGAGCAAGCATAAGGTCAGCAGTAGCGGGTAGACCAAAAGACTCACTAGTATCAGTGAGATCGACATCACTATTGCCGAAACCACTACGAGTGGTTTGAGTAGCAGATACAATAGGAAGGTCATGCTCGACAGCAAGACCTCGTAGCTCTTCCGCAATCGCTTTGACATAGGTATATGAATTGACGATGTGACCCTTGTAGCGAGATGAGGCACAGATGTTCAGATAGTCAATGAAGATGATGTTAGGACGGAAGTCTTTCTTGAGAGAAAGATCGCTCAACAGTGCTTTAAAGTGACCAGAGTGTGCTGATGCAGTAGGATATTCTTTGATGATAAGTTTACCCTGTGACTTTCTTCCAATCTCATTGACTCGATTCTCAAAGATTGCTTGAGGCATCTCCCCAATATCTTTGATGTTAACGTTCAATAGGTTAGCGTCAATACGTTCAGCAATCTTTTCTTCTGCCATCTCCAGAGTGATGTACAGAACGTTATACCCAATGGATAAACAGGATGCTGCCATGTGACACATGAACAAAGA